GACCACTTCTAGGAAACGCATGGCGCGGTCGTCGTTTGCGACTTGCAGGCCTCGTTGCTTTAGCAGTTCCAATTGCTGTTCTACGCTGAGGGCCGGCTTGTCGAAGGGCCTCATGTAGTTTTCTCCAGGCAAAAAAAACCCGCACGATTTGAGCTTGCTGACTGGGTCAGCCTAGGCTTGGCGGGTGTGTTGGGGTGCATTATAGGTAGCTGCGGCAGGTCGTCAACGTGATGCTGAAGCGAATTTGTAACGTGCGGGAGGGCCGGCAGGTTTTGGTGCAGGGCAGGAATTTTGGGGAAGGGGGTCATTTGAGAGAGGCTGGAAGCTTAAGCCTTTTAGCTTGACTCGCGGGCTAGGCAGCTCTTCTCAAGGAGGTGTAGCAGTTGGATTTTTTATGGGTACAAACAACAAGGCCCCTGCATTTCTGCAGGGGCTTTGTTTTGTATGGTGCCGGCACCAGGAATCGAACCCGGGACCTACTGATTACAAGAAAACCGTTTTCGGCCTGCTGGTCAGTCACTTAGGTCGCGGCTTGTTACGTAATGACAGCGCTGACGGCCGGATTCCATGCGGAGTCCGGCGCGCTTGTTACGCAGGTTTCAGGGGATCAGAGTGCGGAGGGGGCGACCTTCGGGACGCTCAGATCGTAGATGTCGAGCATGGACTCGTCGCGGTGGCCGCTGGCTTCCTGCTTGTCGGCCCTGGTGCCGGGGGTGTCAGTAATGCCGCGGCGCTTGAGATCGTGCAGGCCGAAGCGTTGCTCGGCGGTGATGACGCCCGCCACGATGGCGTTACGCATGAAGCGGTTCCAGGCAGTGTCCAGGCCGGACTTGCCCAGTGGCCCGCCATGATCGGCGGTGATGATGAAGCGTTTATCGGGATTGACCGGCACGGCCGTGCCCCGGGCTTTCCATACCTGGGCGCGGCGGGCCTTTGCAGCGTCCCAGGCTGCCCGCAGGCGCGGCGTCCAGGTGACCACGTTGTCACGGCTGCCCTTGCGTCGGTTGGTGAGCACGCCGTCTGCCAGCTCGTTGGCGTCGGTCAGGGTGACGACCTCGATGCCGCGCAGCCGGCAGAGGTAGGCCAGCTCCATGACGTAGCTTAGGTGCGGAGGTACCGCGTCCTTCTGCCCGCGTTTCAGCTGGCCCAGCTCGCGGGCTCGGGCAATCAGACGCTGCATCACGTCATGCGATGGCAGGCGGCGCTGCTTGCGCTCTGCAGGAGCCTCGATGCCCATGGCCGGATTGTTGTCCAGGTAGCCGCGGTTGCGGCCCCACTGCATTACCAGGCGCAGGTACCGTAACGCATGCGCAGCCTTCGACGGAGTGCCCTCGTCGGCGATCCGGTCAATGAGCCGCTGGATCAGCGCAGGGGTGAACTTGCGCACGGCCAGTTCGCCGAGGGGTTTGCCGAGCTTGGTGGGAATATTGGCCAGAACATCGCGCGACCAGGTGTAGCTGTCCTGGGTTTTCGGCGCGAGCCTCTTGAACCTGGCGCTGTCGTGGTATTGCTCGCACAGGTGGTTGAGACTCTCGCGGTCGACGCCGTTGCGGACTTCCATGATCTTGTGCAGCTCGGCCAGCGTGGCCGAACTGTTGGCGATGTTCTGCCGGCGCTGCCGGCCGGCCTCGTCACGGTGCAAGGCGTACCAGCTTCCCTTGCCTCGGTGGTCAAAGAAAACGGCCGCTGGGATAGCGGCCTGGTCGATGTGCGGGGGGATGTTGGGGTTGTTCTTCCTGGATCGCCTCATAGAATCTCGACGCCGTACTGCTCCTGGGTGCCGGCTTTCAGTCCGCCGGCCTGGTTGATCAGTTCCACGGTGGTCCAGGGACCAGCGCGGCCCCTGAAAATGCGGATACCCTGCTCGTGCAGGGTCCGCTCCACGTCTGCCCGTCGGGCATATCCTGTAATGCGCTTGAGGTCGTCGAAAGTCAGCACGCGGGAGGCTTCGCTCATGGCTGGGCCTCCAGTGTACTGCGGGGGGCCGGTGGCCACCGCCGAGAATCGCAGCTCCGGCCTTCTCGCCGCATGTCGTTACCCATGCTCCTTCCCCAGCCATTCATGGCGACGCCGCCACTGCTTGCGCATTTCCTCAATGAGCAGGTTGATGGCCTGCTCGCCGCGCTTCTTGAGGTGGGTTTCTTTGAGCTCGGCCACCTTCTCCGGCGTGGTGTTCCCACGCCGGAGCCAGTACCGGGCCTCGCATTCCAGCATGTGCTGGCGTTCATCCTGGTCAGCCATGGTAGATGGCCACCCCATGCGCAAGGTCCACCACATTCATCCGGTCAGCTCTGGCAAGGAGGGCCAAGGCGTTGCGGACAGCACGCCAATCGCTCGGCGTTTTGCTGGTGTGGATGATCGGCCGCTCAGGCTTGGTAAAGCGCAGGTGGCCGCCGTTGGTGTAGACGACTGACCAGCCGTTACCCTGGGCGTATTGGAGCAGCGGTAGCAGGCGTTTAAAGCGACCGCATCGGCGGCCGCTTTGGACTATCAGTGGGCGGCTCATGGCGCATTCCTCGCGCCGCAGTTGGGGCAATCGTCGAAGCGTTGGCGGTCGCTGAGGAAGCGGCCGCAGCCTTCACAGTTGAGCCGGTAACAGTAGCTGCGATAGCGCAGACGCTTAAGCTTGGGGAGCTTGAGGCCGACCGAGTGTAGTGCCTGCTTGCGGTCGAGCAGCGCGGCCAGGACTACCGGCCGGGAACGCTCGACGATGTATCCGCATGGCCACAGCTCGAAGCCTTGGGCCAGGTACCCAGCGGCATCCGCCGCCCCCGGGTGGATGGCGTCTTCCAGGTTGGCAGTTGGGCCTTTGCCGCCGCGCCATACCAGATCGTTGCCGTCCCACTCGCGGGCGTAGGCCACATATACGCGGCCGTCTTCGTTGCGGTAGGCCTCGGCTTCCGACCTGGTGAGGTATTGGCAGTCAACGCCGACCTCTGCCCGGGCGCGGACATAGTCCACGGGCCAGGGCAGGTCGGTTTCGCGGCACTCGTACTGCTTGACCGCGGCCTCACGGGTGAACTGCTCGGCATCGTCCAGGTTCGAGGTGTAGCCGCCGCCTTCGCGCCAGAACATCGCCCGGCTGCCGACATTGCTGCGACTGTCCTGCAGGTAGAAGAGGTCAGACATTGGCCACCTCCATGTCGGCGCAGAAAGCTCGCCACTTGGCGGCGTCTTCATTCAAAGAAACTTCAGCCTTTAGCCGCGCCTTCTCTCGAAGAGCCCAGTTCATACGCCACTCGCATGGTTCAACCAGATACTGGACGACGCGCTCGTCATCGCCGCATTGGTTCAGGCAGTCGCACGGTTCAGCCATGGGCCACCTCCAGGAACAGCAGCGGCTGGACCGAAGTGTTATCAGTTTGCATGGCGGCGGCCTCCCTGGGCTTTCTTGGCGGCGATGTTGTCCATGTAGCTGGCCCACTCTTCGCGCTTGAGTTGCTGGCGGGTACGGCTGCAGGCGGCGTGCTTGCGGGTGGATCGGGCCTTGCCACAGATGTCGCAGATGCTGGGCAGGTCCAGGCGGTGACTGGCCATGGTTGGACGCTCACGCATGAGGCACCTCCAACATCAGCACGGCGCGGGCGCCTTCGCTGTTCATGCCGCTGACGATGCGGTCGCGCTCCATGCCCTCGATAATGCGGGCTGCGCGGTTGTAGCCGATGCCGAAGCGGCGCTGCAGGAAGGAAGCGCTGGCACGCTGATTCTTGACGACTGCCTCGACGGCATCGCGGTAAAGCGGGTCAGCGGTTTCAGGTTTCATCGGATGGGTGGCGACGTAGCGGGACGTGCGCTCAAGCACTTCCACGGCGGTTGCCTGGTCGTTGTACTTTTCGATGGCTCGAGCGGCTTTGCTGATCAGATGCTCGCAGGCCTTGCGCAGGTCGTCCGGCGTCTCGGTACCGGCCGCGCTGCAATAGGTGGTGATGAGGTCCTCGGCGATTTGGCCGACTTCGACTGGCGTCTTCATGCTGCACTTCCTTGCACGACAGGGGCAGCCTGCTGCAGCAGAGCATGCATGTACTCAATCGCCTGGATGGCGTCGTCATGTGATTCGCTGAACACTTCGCGGGCCGTTTGTGCTGCACGGTTAACCGAGGCCTGCCAGTCTTCGGGCTGTTTGTCCGCCTCCCAGCCCAGCTTGCTGCGACGCTCCATCAGATCCAGTGCCTCGCGCGCCTTGGCACTCAGCCCAGGGCTGATGCCGCAGTCACCATCGGCCACGTAGTTGACGAACTCCAGTAGGGCGTCTCCGGCGGCAAGTTCATGGCCGCGTGCCCAACTGACCACTTCGCCGCCGTCGACGCTGCGGGGGACTTCCTTGCCGGTGGCACCACGGATGACGATAGTGTCGTAACGTGGTGTGGTAGCCTTCCCGACGCTGACTTCTTGGGGGTTCACTTGCATGGTGCTTCTCCTTGGGGTTGGTCGGTCTCGGAGGGTTGCCGCCCTCCGGGACCATCTTTTATGCCGCCACGTAACCGGCGGCTGTCTTGTTCAGCAGGCCGGCTTCGGCTGCCTTCTGCATCAGCCTGGTGGCTCTGTCGCTGCCTATCCGCAGAACCTTGGCGACCTGACGCACTGCTACCTTCGTTCCTCTTTCCGTGCTGCCTATGAGCTGCAGCAAATCGGACGGCAGCGCGTCGTTGGTGGCTTGTGCCTGCTCCGTTTCTCGATGTTCCTGTTGCTGTTCCTCGGCCCGTTCCTGTTCCGCTGCTACTGGTACCGGGGCGCGTTCCTGCGCGGGTGTTGGACGCAGGGCGGAAAGGATCAGGGCCGGCACAATCTCCAGCGCAGCGGCGAAGCCGAGGCAGAGCAGGGTGGCCAGTTCAAGCGGCAGGCCCGCGGCCTTGGCTGGCAGGGCCAGCAGGGCGGTGAGCTCCTGCGACGCTTGGTCCCGACGCACCTGAGCGCGCTCCCGTTCGGCGTCGATGCGTGTCATGGCGGCTGTCTCCAGCTCTAGGGCGCGGGTGACCATGCCTCGCTCGCGCAGTGCGTTGGCCTGCTGGTGGACGGCGGCCGTATCGCTGTCAAGTTGCTCGATGCGGGTGGCGTCGGCGTCGCGCTGCTCCACCAGGTCGATCTGGCGTTGTTCCTGGCGGGCCTGGTGCTCGGCGCGGCTGTTGATGATCGAGGACATGAGCCGGTCGTAAGTGGCCCAGCCGGAGACGACGCCCAGGGCCAGCGCGCAGGCCATCATCAACAGCGCGCACATGGTTCGGCGCACGACCAGCAGGCCGAGGGCCAGCGGCCAGGCGACGTACTTGAACAGGTCCAGGACCACCGCGGCCGAGGCGAACAGAACGGCGAGCAGTGTGTTGTCGATCAGCGCGGCTATGGCCAGTGCCACCGACGTGGCAGTCACGCCTGCCAGTGCTGCGACCATGGCCAGCAATGGCCAGCGGTGGTGCTGTTGTAGTTGGTGCATGGTGCTTCTCCTTGGGGGATGGCCCTGCCGAGTTGCTGCTCGGCGGGGCCTTCGTGTGGTTAACGCACTCGAACTTTCTTGCCGTCTTCGATGACGTACAGGTTCACGTCCGCCAGGCGGTACTGGCCACCCGGTCCCCCGGCGACGCAGTACAGGCCGCCGCGGTCGTCTACGACTCGAACAGGGAACGGGTACTGCCCCTGGCTCTTTGCCCAGGTCGCCTGGTGCGCGTACTTGCTCGATTTCTTGATTTCCGCGTACAGCTGCTGACCCTCGGGACGTACGCCGTGCGGCCCGTGGGCCAACTCGAACCCTTCCCAGCGCGCCTGCGTGATCGGGTCGACGTAACCGGTGTCGGCCTCGTTGCGCGTCGTCGGCCACTTGTTGGCGGTGGCCACGTCCTCGAAAGCGAACAGCATGTTCAGGTCTGCGAGTGGTTGAGTGCTCATGCGCGCTCTCCCAACTTGGCTACGCGGGCGGACTCGTATTCGCTCGGCAAAATCTCCACCGCGCCGCTGATCCAGCCGGACGTTGGTTTGCCGGCTGCGACGTTGGCTTCGTGCTGGGCCTGGTTGATATCGAAACCGAGGCAGAAGTAGGCCACGCCTTGGTGCTCGAACTTGATACCGCCGCAGAGCATCAGGTTGCCGGTGTTCACATTCAGCCGATCCCAGTAGCCATGGGTGTCCAGGCGAGGCGGGCAGTGTTCCTTCCACAACTCGCGCAGGCGCTCGTGCTCGGCTCGAATAGCTGCGCGCTGCTCCTTGGTGATGCCCTTGGGTGGCACTGCCTGTTGGCGGAGGCTGCGGTAGCCGTACTCGTCAGGACGGCACCAGTGGACGTCCAGTTCGCGGCTGGCGGACAGCTTCACGCCACCGGCGAAGTGCGAAGTGATGTCGCGCATCGGGGCGATGGCTCCGCCGAACAGCTTACCCAGCTCGGCCAGCTGCTCATTGAGCAGGTCTTTTGCCTGGTAGAACTCCCGGACGATGGCCGCCACTTCGGGGGCTTCGGACATGTAGAAGTAGTTCTGCATGGTGCTTCTCCTTGGGTTGGTGCCCAGGCGTTGCCGCGCCTGGGTGGGGGTTCAGGCCTATTCGGTAATCAGGCACATGGCTGCAATTTCGATGTGAGCGTCTTCGCGGGCTTCCGTAGGCAGAACGAACAGGTCATCCAGGACGCCGAGCAGTGCGTGTAACTGGGCGTGGTTGAACGCGGCTCGCTTGTTGTCGTGCGGCTCTACGAAGTAGGCGGTTGTGTGTTGCAGCAGGCCTCCCAAGCGTTCGCCAGCAGCCTTGAAGGTGTCGTAGAGGTAGAGGCCGCCGGTGTTGTGCATGTCGAGCAGGTCTCGCAGGGCCTGAGCGGATTCTTCGGTGCGTTGTGAGTGATCAAGCTCAACGAACACGAAGCGGGAGCGCAGTGCGTCCGATAGCGGCGGATTGCCGACGATGACCAGAGCGCCGCGAAACTTCACGTCTTCTACCGGGGCTCCGGCGCTGCGAAAGCTCATGCGCTCGCCGGTGAAGCAGGTTTTCAGCGCATCCCAGTCAAACGGCTCGCCGGCCCCTTGCCGGTCGGGCTCCTCGATTACTACAGGCATATCCACCGCGTTGTGCACGCTGCGCATCACGGCCGTCCTGGTGCTGTGCGCGAGATTGATGGTGTGGCTCCGCTCGGATCCGAGCAGCTTCCACAGCACTGACAGGATCAAGCTGCTATGGGCTGAGCAGGTGCCGGTCACTTCGAGACACGGGTAGCTGCGCTGCGCGGCACGGATGCGCTCCGCGTGCAGCGCGCCCAGCCACCAAGCCAGGACAACCAGGCCCTTGGCGCCGAAGGCGGTGATGAAGAGGTTTATCCATTTCGGGGTTTGTCTCGGTTGCATGATTCTTCTCCTTGGGTTAGTTGCCCGGACGTTGCCGTGTCCGGGCGGTTGGGTTAGTGCAGGACCACGGCCAGCAGGGACGGGGCGTAGTAGCCGGCCAGCACGAGGGCCAGCAGGGTCAGGCCGCTAATGGCCAGCGTGAGCAGCGTGTCGCCGCGGTTGCTCTGGTAGAAGTTGTCGTTGTCGTTTTGCATGGTGCTTCTCCTTGGGGTTGAAGCCGGCGTTGCCGCGCCGGCGGGGTTACACGAGCTGGAATATCCAGCAGCGAACCGTCCTTGCCGTGCCGTGGGTGTCGACGGCGATGGCTGAGTTGATCGGTTTGTTGGTTTCCAGGAATTTGGGCGACTTGCTGGTCTTGAGCACGCGCTTGAGCTCGCTGAGGTTCGGCAGCTGCTGGCGCTTGTTGGCCGCCGTCTCGACGAACTCGTTGAGATTGATGGCGAAGAAGGCCGACTTGCGGGAGTGGTTCAGTTTGCCGCCGGTGTCGCCCAGTGGGCCGTTGAGGAACTCGACCATGTCCCAGAACTCACGCACGAGTGGGTGGTCGGCGTTGATGGCCTCCTGACGTTCCTGGGCCATGCGTTCCACCTCGGCATGCACCAGGGCCGCGCGCTCGTCGCTCAGCGGGACGACCAACTGCAGGGCGTCCACCAAGCTGCGCAGTTGGGCGTGATTCTTGGCGATACGCACAGTGCGAATGCCCGGGAGCGCCAGGAGCTGCTGCTCGTAGCCGGAGGTACGCTCGTCCAGCAGGCTGAGGACCTTTGCCTCGGGCTGCAGCGCCTTGATCATGAAACCGCTGAGCTGTTCCACCGGCATGCGCTCCAGCTGCTCGGCGAACAGCTTGGTTTCCGGTGTCTGGTGTTCACGTGTCAGGTGCACATGACCCAGGCGCTGGAGGATCGGCTCTGAGGCGTTGACCGCGTTGTTCTGGGCGATCAGCAGGGCGGCCCGGAACGGCGGTTCGCGGGTGTCGTTGCCGTTGTTCTTCACGCCAGTGGAGCGCACGCTGCGGCCGTTGTAGGCGGTCTTGAGTTCGTCCCAGTCGAAGTGCTTCACCGGGGCGCCTTCCTTCTGCTCGCGCTCGGACTCGATCAGCACGACCGGCAGGTTGCCGACTTGGGCGAAGTTCCGCGCACGGCTGGCAGGGGTGGCCTTAGACGGGTCGAAACCTTCATATTCAACGCGCCCGGTGGTTTTCCAGAGCAGTTCCACCAGAGTGGTCTTGCCGGCACCGGCTTCGCCGATCAGCTCAAGGAACAGGTAGGACTTGTGAATCTGGCGGATTTGCTCTGCATACAGGGCGCCCAGCCACCAGGCCAGCACCACAGCGCCGCGCACGCCGAAGCATTTCCAGAACAGTTCGAACCAGCCTTCGTTGTAGGCGCTGAGGTCTGGGTTGATGTGCAGCACTGGGGACTGGCTCTGCGACTTCACACTCAAATTGCCGACGTCGAAGAAGTCCTCTTCGTTGAGCTTGTGCACCTTGCCGCCGGCGATGGCCAGTTCGTTGAACACGTAGACGCCGTGTTCACGGGTGTAGCCGATCCAGTCGATGGTGTTGACGGTCTTGAGGTCGTCGAGCTGGAAGCCGAGCATGCGCTCCAACTGCTGCGCAGTGCCGGTGAACATGGCCCCATTGCACTCGTTGAGCAGGCGCTTTTTAAACTCCGGTGCGGCAGTAATCTGCGAGGCGGTGAAGGTTGTCTTGACGGCACGGCTGTCTGGTCGATCTACGCGGAAGTAGTACCAGGCCTCCTGGGTCACGTCGTTGCGCATGTAGTACAGCGCTTGGAAAGCGCAGTTGGCGATACGCACAACGGACGAGCTCTGGCGCAGGGCCTTGTCCCGACGCTGCTTGTCGCTGAGTAGCTGATCTTCCTGGCGATCAGAGCTATCCAGCTCGCGGGTAGCGCGCTCGTACTTTTCCAGGTCAAGGTTGAACCAGTACAGACGGGAGCGGTAGGTAAAGTTGAATTCCCTGCGCTCGTCCCACTCGTACATGAGCAGGCCTTTTTCCTCGGCCGAGTCGGCCAGCAGCAGGGCGCCCTGGTGACGGGCCTCTGCAAGGTCAAGCTCGACGCGCTTGGCGCGTTCGTCGTCGCCCTCAATGAAAGCCCAGCGCTGATGCAGGTCATTCCAGTCGATCTTTTTGGCGCCGCGCTGCGGGATGACAGCGGCTTCGCACTTGAAGCCCAGCGCGCGGGCCTCTTTGGCCCAGCGGCGCATGTTGGCCTTGGCCACCGGCTCGTTATCCAGTGCCCAGACCAGGCGCGGCAGGCGCTTGTCCGCCTCCTGGCAGGCCTTCTTGAGGGCGCGGAGCGATTCCTCGGGGAAAGGAGCGCTGCTCATCATGGAAACGGCAGGTATATCGTTGTGCAGCAGGGCGATGGCGTCGAAGATGCCCTCGACGATATACAGCTCGTCGACCTCCATTAGCGTGAACGAAGGCGGGCACCACCAGACGCCCTTGTAGCTCTCGCCCGGTTTGAAGCGGGCCTTCTGCTTGCCGAAGCGCTCGGGGCGATCGATCAGGCGCTCCCAGTAGCCCCCCTTCTCCAGGGGAAAGCGAATGGTCGCGCTGCCGGCACCAATTTCGCGGCTCCAGTAGTTCTCCTGGGTGAACCAGCCAGCGATAAGTTCGACGCGAAAGCCTCTGGCCATTTCCAGATAGGCGCGGGCAGTGGCAGTGGGGTTGTCCGCGGTTGACGGCGCCTGCTCACTCCAGTCGTTGAATAGGTCGCTGTAGATGTCCTTGACATGGACGCGGTGATTGCAGGCTTCCGGCCGGCCACAAATCAGCATCCAAGGCGAGTCATGGAAGGTGTAGAGGGTGTTTTTACCGCACTTGTGCGCCGGGCATCTGCCTTTGCGCATGTAGTTGGTGTTGGTCATGTGCTTGAGGCCGAAGTCGGACTCAAGCCGGCGCAGCACCTCTACCCGTAGTTTCTCGTGCATCGTCATGGAGTTGCCTTACTGATTGGCGGCAAGGGCGGCTTGCAGCGCGCCGATGGTGCGTTTGTGGCCGGCAAGGGCCGGGTAGTCGTCGAGGATGCGGTTGCTGCGCAGACCAGCCGGAACGGTGCGGTAGCGATCGTCATACCAGTGTTCGGTCATGCTCCGGCGCAGCTCGGCGCGCAGGCTGTTGAGCAGCGCTTCGGCCCAGGGCTTGGGCAGGTCCATCTGGATCGCAACGGCGTTTTGCATGGCGCGTCCTCGGATTACGGGTGCAACTTCCCCAAACCCACGGGAGTGGGCCTGGGCGTTTTTGGGTTAGCGTGGGGCCGGGTTGGCCAGGAAACGGTGTGGTAGGTCCCGGTGCGGTACCTGGATGATCTTGTTGAAGCGGGGATCATGGAAAATGCACAGGTCCCGGCCGCTGGCCATGTCTATGCCGATCCAGCGGCCGCTTTTGGGTGAACGCTCAGTCATGGCCAGGTGGACGAGGCGGTCGGCCATGAATACGGGCACGTCCCACACTCCAACCAGGTGGTCGACGGTGCGGTCGAACAGACTGTCGTCGTGCAGGTGTTCCTGCTGGTGGCGTTCGATGAAGGCAGCAGCGTTGCTCTGCATGACGGTGCGGTAGTCGTTGAGCTGCGGGGCGGTGAACTGGACGAGTTCCATGGCTTAGGCCTCCAGGACAGCGAGCATGTCGAGCTGGTTGGTTTTCTCTGCGCTGTCGCGGATGGCCTGCATTCGCTTGACCGAAGGTGCGACGGGGAGGCGGACACGGGGCCGGTCCAGACCTGACGTGGTCAACTCGTACTCCCAGGACAGCGAGCCGCCATAAGTCGCGCCGCAGCCCAAGTTGGTGCATTCGCCGTACATGGTTTTAAAGATGGGCGTCTGCTCTTCCGAATTGCGGATGCGCATCCTGCTGCCGCAGGCCGGACACAGACACTTGTAACCGCCGCCGTGATTGGTGCTCATGAACTCTCCCCCTGCCGCCAGTGCGGCATTGGCCGAAGCCGAAAAATTGCGACGCCTCGTGCGTCTGTTGCTATTCCTGGTTGCCCGGATTTTTCCGGTGCAACGTGATAACGGCCCCCACCTCGGCATGCCGGGCGGCGATGTGCGCGCGGTGGGCAGCGATGATGTCGCCGAGCTCGGCCTCGTCTAGGCGGCCATCGGCCAAGGCCTTGGCAATGATCTGGTCGACCCGGCCCTCGGCCACGTCGGTGACCAAAGAGCGCTGGTACAGGTCCAGGTTGTCGAGCGGGGTGTCGTCTGGCATTGGGACGAAAACGCCCCCGTAGAGGCCGGACACGTAGTCGGGCAGGAAGCTGGTACCGCCTACCCGTTCCAGCTGGCGAACCTGCTCGTCGGTCAGCGGGCGATGGCCGGTGTTCTCGTACAGCTTGTTGTCAAACTGTTTGAGGTCCAGCCCCAAGTGGGCGGCGGCGCACTCGCGGCCGCCCGGGAAGGCGGCGACGGCGGCCATCACGGCCTTGCGGCGGCTATCAAGAATTGGGCGGGTCATGTTCTCGTTTTCTCCCTGAGCCAGCCGCACTATCGTGCGACCGTGCCCTCCTTGATGCCGAGCAGGACGGCGGCGCGATGAGACTCTCCGCGCAGACATTTCTTCTGGCCATTGAGCACGGCGTAGACGGTGGAGGGGGACAGGCTGTTTTGCTCGGCCCATTCCTTGGCACTGAGTCCCTGCTTGCTGATCAGGGTTCGTGCCTTTTCTCGCGCTTGCTCGGTGGGGTATCCGTTCGGCATAGTTCCGTTTCGTGTGATTTCGTGTGATGACGAGCAAAGATTATTCAACGAATGTTGAACTGTCAACGCCATATGGAGCGTTTTGTTGAATATTGGTGAGCGTTTGAAAGAGGAAAGAAAGCGCCTCGGTCTGAACCAGACAGAGTTCGCTGTGCTGCTGGGTGCCTCTAAGACGTCGCAGTTCAACTACGAGAAAGGTGACCGGAGCCCAGATGCAACATATCTGGCGGCAGCTGCTGAGCAGGGTGTCGATGTGTTCTACGTCCTAACTGGTCAAAGGGTTCCGCAGCCTGCCGACAGCATCAGCGCCCGGGAAGCCACATTGCTGGGTTACTTCCGGCAACTGCCCGAGGGCGAGCAGTCCAACCTGGTGCGTACGGCGTCTGCGCTGGCCGCGACCCTCGATCAATAGCGAGGTGCTGTGATGCCCCTGCACTTGGATGAAGACCCCGACTTCGGCGCTCGCCTGCAGGAAGAGCGCGAGCGCCTTGGGATGGAGGTTCACGAGCTCGGCCACCTGGCTGGCAAGCCCGTCAATATCCAGCGGCGCTACGAGAAGGGCTCTGCCACGATCCCGATCCGGTACCTTCAGGCCATCGCCCTGCGCACGGACATTTCCGTCCAATGCCTACTGACCGGCAAGCGCTGAGGCGCCGCCAGGATTCCCCATCGATCAAGGAGTGACGCAATGACCCTAACCGCCTGCAAAGACTGCTCGGCGCAGATTTCCAGCGACGCCAAGGCCTGCTCACAGTGCGGCGCGCACAACGCGTCAGCATTCACGGGCGTGCGGATCGGTGGGCTGATCTACCTGGGGTTGTTCGCCTTGGCCTTCTGGTGGATATGGGGCGTGATGACCCCCTCGACGAAGGGCCAGGAGGTGACCGAGGCGGATTTCGGCGCGGCCTGGCCGCTCTCGGTGCCGGCGGCTGAGCTGCTGTGCGAAGGCACGCCGCCGGCGGCATTGGCGAAGGTGGACGGCAAGCTTTACGCCCTGAACGGAAGCGCGCGGACGGTAGCAGCAGAGAAAGGCTGGCTCGATGGGGCGTCGCTGACCAAGCCTAACCCGGAGGTCCCTGGCATCCCGATGGATGTCAGCCCCCTGGTGGAACGCGCACAGGCGCTGTGTCAGCGCTGAGCGGCGCTTCCAGCCCAGGAGCCCGGCCTTAGCGCCGGGCTTTTTTATGACCTTTTGTAGCCAAAGGTCCAATCCGTGCGAGCTGCGGCATACCTGCCGTTATGGTCAAGGTTCACTGCCATTAACGGAGTATGCAGATGAGTTGTGAGGTAGTTGTTGCGGTTGCGGTGCCGGAGATTAACGGAGTGTGCGCGCCTGAGCTCGAGGCCCTGACGCCAGAGGAATGGATGATTATTCGGCTCTACCGTGGCCTTGATGAAGACGACCAGGCCTGGGTGCGGCGGATGATATCGGCGCTAGCTGCGCGATCAGTGCCCGGTTGATATGAGAAGGCCCCTTCACGGGGCCTTTTGCTTTTCCTGCATCCGCTTCCACTCTCGATCAAGGGCACGCTTGGCAGCTGCTTTGCTCTGGTAGAGGTGGGTGAGGCGGCGGGGCTTGGTTTGGTCGCCCTCGGTGACCTTATGCTGCTGGCCGGTCTTCTCATCGCGGTACCAGGTTACGAGGCCGGTGTAGTCGCTGTCGTCGTCGGCCAGGCTGGCCAGGTCGTCGCCCTCTGGTAGTTGCGACTCCAGCTCCATGGAGGTGGTGAGGCTGTCTGGCGTGAAGCTGTGGCGCAGGTTGCCGCCGAGCCAGATGATGGCAGCGATTTCGGCCTTGATGCCGGTGAGGCTGTATGTCTGGTCTGGGATCAACTCTGGGCGGCCCCTGGCTAGGGTATAGCTGAGTGTGGCGGTACCGCGCTGCAGGCGGTTCCACTCGGCGCGGGCGGCTTGCAGGGCGCTGGCCTGGTCGGTGAAGCTGTGGCGCAGCTCCTTGATGTTCTCGCCGCCCCCGGTGATAGCCTCTTTCTTCTCGGCGCTGTTGACCTCGTAGTAGTAGGCCTTCACGCCGGTATAGGCGTCGCGGTCGGCCTGCAGGAAGCGGTGCTGATCGCCGTCTGCCCTGGTGAGGGTGACATGGGGCAGGGCAAGGCCGCTGGCGGTGGTGGCCTTGCCGGTAGGCAGGAACAGCAGGCGGTCGGCCTTCACGGTGGCGAAGGCGTCATGCTCTCGGCCGAGGCGGCTGAGCAGGTTGGCGTCCGACTCGTTGGCCTGGTCCAGGTGCAGCAACTCGATGCCGGCGAGCACGGCGCTGACCACGGGGGTGAGGCCCTGAGCGGTGGCGATGGCGCCGATGATCGCGCCCAGAGTGGTGGCGTCGAAGCTGCGCTCTTTCTTGGCCTTGAGGCCGCCGCGCAGGTCCGCGCTGCGGGCGCGGATGCTGAGTGTGTCCGGTGCGCCGCTGTGCTCGGTTTCGTCCACGGTGAAGCTGCCCTTGTCGACCAGGCCGGTGTCATCCCAGCCAAGCCAGAGGCGTACGGTGGCGCCCCGAGGCGGGATGGCGAGCAGGCCGTCGTGGTCGCTGAGGGTGATGTCGAGCTGATCGGCCTCCAGTCCGCGGTTGTCGGTGAGCTCGATGCTGACCAGGCGCGGCTGCTGCCCGCCGAGCAGCAGGTCGGTGATGTCGTTGCCGTTGACCACCACTTTGCAGATCGGCCGCGGGTAGGCGGTGAGCTCGCGGTACTTCTGGGCGGCTTGGCCGAGCAGTTCGTCGGCCTGGTTCAGCAGGCTCAAAGCAGGCCCCCGAGGGCACCGCGCAGGATGCCGCCGACCGAGCCGATGAGACTGCCGAGCATGTCGATGCGGCCGTCGTCGATGCGCTTGAGGCTGATGGTGAACTCGTAGCGGCGCGGTGTGCCGTCCTCGAAAAAGACCTGCTGCGTCTCGCTTATCGAGGTGATAACCCAAGTGCCATAGATGCGGCCGGTGCCGCCGATCAGGGGCCAGGCCTTGCCGGTGTCGGCCATCTTGCGCAGCACGTCAAGGCTGAGGGGCGAGCCGACCAGGCCGGGCAGCAGGGTGCCGGGCAGCGTGATGGTGTCTTCGCCGCGGCCCAGGAACTGGCTGGCCGGGTTGGTACCGATGCGGCTGGTGGAGGCGTGGCGCCATTCGGTGGTGCGCTGGAGCTCCTGGTAAGCGAGCGTGGGCAGTCCGAAAACGAACATGCCGAGGGTCATCATCATGGTGGGTTACTCCTGGTCGCCCAAGCGCGAGCGGATGCGGGCGGCCTTGGCGCGCTCGCGTTCGTCCAGCAGCTGGTTGAGCATGTTGCGCAGCCCGTCAGTGTCGGTGCCCGGGGTGGCGCTGATGTTGATTGCGATGGTGTCACCCTGGACAACTATGCCGCTGCCCGCGTTGGCCGACAGCGGCTGTCGATTGTCCATGGCGATGGCGCCGCCGGCAGCCCCGAAGCCGCTGGCCCCGGCCGCTACCAGTTGCTTGCCCATGTTGGTGACGGCAGCCAGTGGCCCCTGCTGGCCGTTGACGAGCCCCTGCTCCAGGCCGGCCATGGTGAAGCCGCCCAGGCTGGCGAAGACTCGCGACGGCGAGTGGATCCCGAGCTTCTCCTTGAACCAGGTGACGGTGCTGTCTGCGGCGCCGGTGACGGCACCTTTCACTGCCGCGAGGCCGTTGGTTATGCCTTGCACCATGCCCTGCATGAGCATGGTGCCGAACTCGCTGAATTTGCCGGGCATCTCGACGCCGAAGTAGTTCATCACGCCGGCGAAAGCGCGATAGAACAGGCCCAGCGGGGAAAAGTTGAGGATCAGTGCGGCGATGCCGGCGAAGCCGCCGTTGAAGCCTTCCTTCACCTCTGCCCAGAGGCCGAGGAAATAGGCCTTGATGGGGTCCCAATACTTGTAGATCAGGTAGGCGGCGGTGGCGATGGCCATCACTGCCAGGCCGATGGGGTTCATCATCAGCGCACGGCCGAGCAACAGCACGGCCTTGCCGGCCCACAGCAGGGCGCTGCCCAGGCCTTTCAGGGCGGTGACGGCGCCGAGGCTCTTGATGCCGAAGAAGGTGAGGGCGTAGCGGGCCATGGCGAAGGGGCCGAGGAAGCTGGCTATCATCAACGTTACGCCGCCGCCGACGGCCAGCAACATGGCCAGTCCGCCCGCAGTTTTGACGAGGGCGGCGGTGAGGCCGGGGTTTTCCTTTACCCAATTCTTGACGTTAACGGCGAGCTCGCCGAAACCGTTGATGAGGGCCTTGAGTTCGGGCGCGATGGTGGCACCGATCTCGCTCATGGCGTTGGTCCAGCTGCCTTCGGCTGCCTCGATGGTGTTAGTGAGGGTCGCGAGCTGCTCGTTGACGCGGGTGCGCAGGTCGGCCTGGTCCTTCATCTTCGCCGCAACTTCGTCGTAGCCGGCCAACCCTTTATTCATCATGGTATTGAGGACCTGGAGCGTCTCGGAGTCGTCGCCGAAAAGGTCCTTGATGACACTGAGCCGGTCCTCGGTGGTCAGGGTCTTCAGCTTGTCCAGTTGCTTGAACAGGTTGTCGATGCCAGCGAATTCGCCCTTGCCGTCGGTGAAGTCGAGGTTGAGCTTGATGCCTTTCTCGGCTTTTAGGTCCTTGAGCACCTTGTCGATTTTGGCGGTGTCCATGGCGCCCTGGAACACTTTGCGGAAGGCGTTGCCGGCGCTCTCTCCGGCCATGCCAGTCTGGTCCATCATAACCAGCAGCGGCGCGAAGGTGTTGGCGGCCTCCAGGCCAGATTTCTTGATGATGTCCATCACCGGGCTGATCTTGCTGAAGCCCTGGAGCATGTTGGTGTCGTCGACGCCCAGGTAAAAGGCCCGCTGGATGGTGTCCATCAGGCCCATCATGTCCTTTTCGGTGGTGCGGGTGGCGTCCTGCATTTTGGCCGCGAACTCGGCGGCGTCGGCCACTGGCTTCTGCAACTGGACGCCCAAGTAGGCGGCAGCCTCGCCGGTACCGCCCAGGATCGACTGGGCGCTAATGCCCTGACGGCGCAGCATGGTCATCATGTCCTGGAAGTCGGCGGTGGTACCGGGCAGGCGGTCGCCCAGGCCGGTGGCCAAGTCGCTGATCTTCTGGAAGTCGGCCGGGACCTGGCCGGTGCTATCCATCATGGCCACCTTGAGTTGGGTGGCGGCGTTTTCGGCCGGCGCGAATGCATCCACGATGCCCTTGAGAGGCCTGGAAATGGCGTAGGAAGTACCGAGCCCCGCGGCGCCGCCGGCGGCCATGCTGCCGGCAAGCTGTTGTGACTTGTCATACTGGGCGCGGGCGTTGGCTAGGCGCTTGGATTGGGCGGCCAAGCGCTGCATGCGCTGGGTCTGGTCGCTGATCTGCTGATTGGTACTGGCGATGCGGTCGCGGAGTTCGCGCTCGCCCTGCACGAGATTGCGCGTGCTGATACCGGCGGCGCTGAGCTTATTGCGCAGGCCCTGCAGCTCGGCCTGCTGTTCCTGGTGCTGTTTCTTGAGAGTGGTGGCGGCGCGGATGGCGTCCTGCATGTCCGCCGTCATCTGCTTGGTCGGCGCGCCGGTGTCGGCCATCTGGCGGCCGAGTTCCTTCACTCGATCACGCGCGCCCTGGAGGGCGGTTTCGGTGTTGGCGCTGATGGCGCGCAGGCGCTGCCAGCTGCTGACATCGTTCTGCGTTGCCTGCAGTTGCTTGAGCTGGTCGCGGGACTCCTTGAGTGCGCGGCCGAGGCCGACACTTCCTTGCATCACTGCGCGGATGGGGCGGGTGGCGCGGTCGATGGCCTGGAGGATCACCTCCATTTTCAGATCATTGGCCATCGCTCTTCTCCCAGCGGCTTCTGGCCCGCTCGCGCCATTCCATCAGTTCCGATAGGGACAACGGGTCCAAGTCCGCCGGCCCCCAGTGAAAGACCATGGCCAGATCGGCCATGGCTTCTTCTACGCGACGAGGACAGCTTCCTTCGCCGACTTCTGCAGCAAAAAACTCGCGACAGCCAGCCCGCACTGGAACAGGTCCGCCGGGTCCATGCGGCCGACCTCGATGTCGGTGAGGCTGGGAGTGCTGATGCGCGGCAATACCTTGCGCAGGGCGAGCACGTCCATCTGTGCCAGGTCAGAAAGGGTCACGCCGCGTAGTTCGCCGCTCATGGGCTTGCGCAGGGTCACCTGCCCGATCTTCTGCTCGCCACGGATGATCGGGGTGTCGAGGTCGATAACTTCCTCGTTTGGGTTCTTGGTCGGGGCCGGTGCAGTCGCTGCAGTGGTGGTGCTGTCGTCGTGCTTGGCTTCTGGGGTCTGCATGGGGTGGTGCTCCTTGGTTCAGGGGAAGGCCGGCATGGGCGCCGGCGAGTGGCGGATCAGAGGCCGATGTTCTTGCGGTGAGCTGCGAGCAGGTCTTTGCCGTCGACGATGAACACGAAGTTCAGGAGGTCGATTTCGGTGATGACCTCGCCGTCGACGGTGAGCTTGTAGTAGGTGCAGGTGGTGCTGATCTGGTGCTCGGTATCTTCGCCCGGGGTGGACTCGCCGAAGTCGATCTCTTCATGTCGACCGCGCACGGAGATTTCCACGGAGCTGGTGCCACCGTCGTCGTCGCGCTGGACTGAACCGGCGAAGCGCAGGGCGACGCCATCGGCACGCACCGCGCCGAACTGGCGCAGGGCTAGCAGGTCCCAGCCGCCCAGGGTCCAGGCGAGGACGATGCCGTCGTCGCCGAAGCCGAGGTCGACCTTGACCGGGCCGTCCATGCCACCGCCGCGGTAGGCCTCCATCTTGCGGGCCAGCTTGGGCAGGGTGACGGTCTTGGCGATGCCGCCGTAGACGTTACCGTCGTTGAACAGGTTGAAGTGCTTGAGCTTCTTGGCTAGGGCCATGGTTGGGCGCTCCTACGGCGCGGCCGGAGCCGCGCGGGTGAGTGGGATCAGGCCTTGACGCTCTCGGCGAAGGTCATGAGGTAGCGGTCGGTGATGCGCTGGCGGAACAGCAGGTTTTCCAGCGGCGGGACGGGGGTGTAGTCATAGTCCAGGAACAGCTTGCCGACCTTGAGGGTGGCGGCGTCGTTGGCGGCAGGGTCGAACCAGCACTGCCCGTCGATGATGTACCCACCGGTTTTCAGCTCGCGGAACTTGGCGTTGACGCCGTCGACGATGTCTTTGACTAGGCTGCCGTGCATGGGTTTATCCACAGCCCAGAAGTGGGCCTCGGCCATGGTGTCGGCGAGCACTTGGGCGGTGCGGGTGTAGTTTTCGAAGGCGAACAGCGGATCGGCGCTGGTGGTGCGGTTGCCCCAGAAGCGGAAGCCTTCGCGGCGGATCAGAGTGGTGACCTCGGCGGCGTTGAGCAGGCCGGCGTCGGTAGCGGGGTTCTGCAGGTCCCAGAAGATGTCCTTGGACAGCCCCGACACGCCGTTGACCGGCACGTTGGACAGGGTCTTGTGCCAGCCGACTTGTTCGTCGATCTTGGCGCGCAGGCCCAGGGCGCGAGCGACGGCCGAGGCCGGGGCGTTGGTGCTGGTGGCAGTGTCCCAGTTGACGAAGTCCGGCCAGATGAGCATGAGCTCGCGGGAGCCGAAGCCGTCACGATAGGCGATGGCCTCGGAGGCGTTCTCGCAGTCCCAAGCGCTGGCGTAGGAGAAGGCACGCATCTGCTCGGCGATGGCCGCCAGCTCGGTGGTGACGGCGAGGTTGTCCAGGCCTGGTACGCCCAGGATGCGTGGGCGCACGCCGAGCTGCACTTCGGCCGCCATCAGGGCCTTGAGGCCGGTGTACTGACCCTGGGCCGTAACGCCGCCGATGATCTTGGTGGTTTGGTTCGCTTCCTTGGCGGCATCGTCGGCGCCTTCGCCGTCGGCCACGCGCACCACGACGGTGACGGGGCTGGCCTGGTCAGCGATGGCGTCCAGGCTGCGGGCCAGGGTGCCCAGCTCGCCGGCTTTGCCGGAAGCGGTGAGCACGTCGGTTAGCAGGACTGGGGTGTTGAGCGGAAAGGCAGCCGCGTCGGCGTCGCTGCCGGTGCAGACCATGCCCACCACGGCGGTGGCGATAGTGCGAATGGGGCGGATGCCCTCGTTGATTTCGAGGACGCGAACGCCGTGATGGTAGTCGGTGGCCATTGGGCAGCTCCTGGTGGGCGTGATGCCGTTTCAGTGAGCCTTGAGGGTGACGCGCGCGCGCAAGCGGGGCGAGTGGCGGGCGGTGTAGCGGGGCGCGGTACAGGACGCGCAAGAAAAAGCCCCGACTCGCGGGGCCTTGTAGGCGTGGGGGTTACTGGTGGCAGATGATCAGGCGGGGGTGATCTTGTAGCGTTTGCTGCCGCCGATGCGTACACCGGCCCAGAACAGCCAGGCACGCCAGCGTGCGACCCCTTCGGCACGCAGGCCACGATACAGCACCGCGTCGGCTTGTTTGCGAGTGAGCGGTCCGGTGGTGTAGAGCCAGTCGTGCACGGTGGCCGCGTAGTTGCCGTAGCCGGCGAGCAGGGCGTACAGCACGAACAGAAAGATGTTGTGCAAGAACCGGATACTGGCGAAGTCAGTCCTGAAGCCTGTCGGTACAGTGATCAGGCCGTGGTCATCGTCTTGGAGTGACAGTTCGGCCAGTAGCGTGCGGTCCCATTTGCCGTCCTGTTCGGTCTTGAGGGTGTTCAAGAATTCGCTCATTCAGGCCACCACTGATCATCCGTGTAGTTTTCGGGAATCGCCGGCATATCCTTCAGTGCGCGACCGGCATAGATCAGCTCCGACTTACGCAGCGCGGCAGCTCGCCCGAACTCCACAACGGTCTGTGCGTCCATCGGCACCAGGGTGTTTTCGGCGCAGATCCAGGCGAAGTCCTGGTCAGGGTTCGACCAGCGCAAGTCGCCCGGTTGAGCGCCGCCGACCACTGCCATGAAAGCCATCTGTGCCGCACCAGATATGTTTTCCCGGTCAGTAGTCCTAGACTGGTAAAGGACGCCGTTGAACATCACCCCTGCATCAATTCGGCGATCTCGCTCTAAATCAACCTGTACTGCGCTAACTATTGCCGGTCCATTAAGTGGACTAGTTTCAGGCTCTGGCCCATCGTTGATATCGACAAAGTGCTCATCATCCAGAAGCTGATTGTGCTCACTATCAAATGAACGCTTACCCGATAGATCGTTTTTAACAGCCCAACCAATGCTCATACACTGTCCTCATAACCCAGGCAGAATAAGTTTTCGTTTACCGACGCCCAGTAAATGTTGGGCGACTCCAGTAACAGCCAACCGGTATTCTTTGAATGCGCCCCACCTGACCCGCCGACAAAAAACGAGGCAATTGGCGGAGGATTTAAATAGTCGGCAACTGAGCCGTATCCCGCATTAGGCGCAACGCCGGCAGCGTTAGCCGTGTAATTGACGAGTTCAACTTTGATCGAAATAGCCGTAGGTGATACGTAGGCGGTAGTCGATACCGGAACCCACGTCGGCGTGCCAGGATTTCCAGCAGCACCGTTCGCCATGCGGCGCGGCGTGGCCACGTTACTGCCTGGAGCGGTCTTCCAGACCACCCGCTTGTCTTTCTTGATTTGAGATAGCGGGTACTTATTAGCTGTAGCATCGGTAAAGACCCAGCCCACCAGGGCCTTATGGGTAAACCCCGCCGGCAACAGCGGCGCGGTGCCACTCAGTGACAGTAGGCCCGCAATGGCCGCCGTAGCACCATTCCAGATAACCCAAACGCTGTACCACGTCGAGGCTGCCATGGCCCCACTGTCCAAGCCATTGGCGCCCACGGACAAACTGTTGATGGTGAAGCCGACGTTATTCAGCGTTTTAACGTATTCCGCACCACCCACTGTTACCTGCTCGGCAGTAACAGCGACATTCCCATCTAATCCAGTGGTCACAATCGACAGCCGTCGATAACCACCCACGACCGCCATTGTTTTCAATTTCTGGATATCAGCCGCCAAAGCCGCGATATCAATGTTTCCCTGATTGATCGGCGCGTTCCAGGCCTTGATACACATCACCACGGCTACGTTTCGGCCGCGTGTCTCTACACCGCCAGTCGAGACTGTAACGTTGCCGGTAGGATTGAGTGAGCCGACGTCAGACCAACCTGCTGGACCATTACCGTTGTTGTTAGCACCTGTCCAACCGTTAAGAGGATGGGAGTGATTCTTTAATTCGTCAGCCTGATACGTACCAACACCGCGCCCAACATCCACTCCGCGCCCATGGTCCCAGCCACGCTCAAACTCGCCGCGCGACTCCGGCAACCGGAAATTGCCGGCCCCCTCATCCCCCCGGTTGAACGCACCGCCAAGGTACGCCGCCAGATCCGGATAGAGCGCAATGGGCTTGACGCTACCGTCACGCTCCAGAAAACCGGGCGGGATATTGTTCACCGGAAATGACATTTGCGCCCCGACCGGCAACGCCGAGGCCTGCGCGATCATCGACTCAATTTCGGCCTTGGTGTAGGTATCGGTTATACCGAAGCCGGCCAGCGTGGTCGGATTCGACCCCGACACGAATACACCGCGATCATTGACCGTGACCTTGGTATAGCTGCCGGCGGGCTTGTTGGCCGGCAGCAGACCGTTAACCATCTCATCAACGTACTGACGCGTGGCCAGCACCACCGACGGGTCAATTTTCAACTGAATGTTCGACGTGCCGCTGGTGATGATGTGCATCCGCACCACCTGATTACGGCCTGAGCCTTGCGCCAGTAAGGGCTTGTAGCTAGGCGCGGCGTTGGCCACCGCACAAAACACCCCGTCCTTATCTTCCAGGGCCAACTCACGAATCCACCAGCCACCCACATCAGGCGGCAACACCAGCTCAGCGATCAGGATATTGGCGTCAGTCGGAGAGACACGCAGTTGATTGAGCTGCGCCCGATAGACCTGATTGACCAGTTTTGTTTGCGTCGGGCTGGGCACCGGATCGGTGCCGTTCGCATCGCCGATAAGCATGTAACGCGGCTCCCACGGAATACCGAGGGCGTCGCAATTGGTTTTCTTGGCGGCCCCTTGCGTCGTAAGCATGCCGCCGAAAAGAGAGTTTTTATCAACCATGGGGGTACACATCCAATTCGTCGAGGTTGTATTCGCTAACGCCGTGATAGCCCTGGATCACCACCTCAAGGTCGGGATTGCTCCAGGGGTAAACATCGATCTCGTCGCCGTCATAAACGGCGAAGCCGACATGGGCGTTTAAGCGGGTTTCCAGCGTG